AGCCAACCATTACAGTTAGTTCTTACAACAGAGGTGCTCAAATTGCTCCTCAGAATTTGGCAGATGACCAAATTCAAATGGTTGTAGACCAAGCTAATGCGTTTGCATTTAAAGTTGATGATATCGAAGAAAGACAAGCTCACGTTAACTGGGAAGCTTTGGCTACTTCTTCTGGAGCATATGCTCTAAAAGATTCATACGATGCAAATGTAATTGCGGCAATGGTGTCTGGTTCTGGAACTACTACTGGTAGTGACGGTTCTGGTGCGGATACGGGTTTCGGAACTTCCGAAGTTGACCCAATGGATATCTTAGCAACAGCAGCTAAAAATTTACATGCAGCAGACATTCCAACTGATAACAGATGGTTTTTAGCATCTCCAGAGTTCTATGAACAACTTGGAAATGCATCATCTAAATTAATGGATGCGTCTATTACTGGTGATGGTACATCACCTTTAAGAAACGGTGCAGTAATTAATGGTCAAGTAAATGGTTTTAAACTATACATGACTAATAACTTTGCAGCCGCTACAACCTCAGACTATTACAAAGTGTTATTTGGACATATGTCTTCAACTGCTACTGCTAATGCTATTGCAAAAACAGAAGTAATTAGAGACCCAGATTCATTTTCTGATATTGTTAGAGGCCTTCACGTCTTTGGTAGAAAAGTTCTTCGTTCGGAAGCTCTTCAAACAAGACATCTTTTAATTGATTAGGGAGAACACATAATATGGCTACATATGACGTAACAGGCCCGGGTAATGCCGGTGCAACCCCATCAAGATTTAGTGCGGGTGTAAGAACTCCCTATCTTGTTGAAAATACAATTGACGTTTCAGCAATTAATTCTGATGCAGGTGCGGCACAAAATGACGTACTTCAAGTTCTTGATATACCAGCTCAAACTTTAATCATGCACGCAGGAATCGAGGTAATCACAGCATTATCTTCTTCTGTAACTTTAGATTTAGGTATTACTGGTGGAGACGTTGATACTTTTGTTGATGGCGATACTAACGCAACAGGTTACTCTGTTCTTACAACTACTGCAAGACCAGTAATAGCAGGTGCTGATACACTAGATGTATTAGTATTAAGTGCAGCATCAAGTGCGGGAAAAATCCGTATTTTTGCTGTATTGTGCGATGTAAGTGGTGTAGAGGAAACAGATAGAAACTCTTCATCTCAACACGATGGCTAATAACTAATATAATTTGGGGGCTTTGGCCCCCTTATTTTTAACTTGACAAATTTGAAATCAACTGTATAATAAAGGAATAGATATGGCAATTATTGATTTGAGAAAAACAACTAAAGCATCTTCGGGTCAAAAAATTACTCAAATGTATCCTAAGACTAATTCTAGTATAGAAAAAAGAGTAGATAATTTAGAAAGTAAGTTAGATAAAATATTAAATTTATTAGAAAACAAAAAAGAAAATAATTAATGGCAACATACTTAGTATTAACAAATAGAGTTTTAGCAGATTTAAATGAAGTTGAATTAACTTCAACTAGTTTTTCAATTAGTAGAGGAATTCAAACATCATCTAAAAATTTTGTTAATCGTTCATTGCATGATATATATAATGAATTAGAAGAATTACCTAGTCTTCATAAAGAAACATATTATGATACAAATGCAGGTCAAAGAGAATATACTTTGCCTTCAACAGATTTACCTCAAAGTGGAGATTTAAATTGGCGTAAAATAGATTGGGATTCATTTATATTAAAACCAAAAGAATTAGTTACTAATGGAGAATTTACTTCTAACATAACTAGTTGGACTACTATAGCAGGAGCAGGAAGTGCAGCTTATAATAGTGGTGGTAATGGTAGAGCAAGATTAAATGACTATGCTATTTACCAAGCATTATCAACAAATAAAAATACACAATATAGATTACAGATAAGAGTTTTTGATTCTAATAGTGTAGGACAAGCATTAAAAATACAAGTAGGTACTGCAGCAGAAGGAACACAAAATTTAAACACAACTTTAACAGTTACAGATTTTGGACAAGGTGCTGTATTAGATACTACATTTACTGCAACAGCACAAACAACTTTTGTTACATTAAATAATACATCTACAGCAACTAATTTAGATGTAGATTATATAAGAATATCAAAAGATATGCATCCAAATCAATTGCATTATTTAACTTATAATGATTGGTGGAGACAATATTCAGAAAGAGATTTAGGTAATCTTTCTACATCAAATGGTGAACCAGAATGTGTATACAAAACACAAAGTGGTAAATTAGGAGTATCTCCTGTACCAGATAAAAATGATTACAGAATTTGTTTTGAATATTGGAAAGAGCATGTTGAATTATCTGCACATGGTGACATACCAGATTTAGATGATAGATATGCAGATTTAATAGTTAAAAGAGCAAAATATTATGCTTATCAATTACGTTCTGACCCAGACCATGCTTCTATTGCAAATAGAGAATATAACGATGGATTAAAAGCTTTACAACGAGATTTAATAGGAAAGCCTTCTTATATGAGAGACTTTAGAGTTAATTATGCCTAATACTTCACAGCTACAACCTACAGTCGTAAGTTGTTATGGAGGACTTGTATTAAATAGAGATGTTTTTACAATGAGACCAGGAGAAGCTCTTAGACTACAGAATTTTGAACCAGATATAGAAGGTGGATACAAAAAAATATCTGGAACAGCAAAATATAATTCTACTATAGTTCCTCAAGTTTCTGCTTCAACAGAAAGATTAAATTTAGTTGCAATATTTAATAATTTAATTGTAGCAGGTAGAGGTGGTACTGTTTATACAGGAAGTACTTCTGGAAGTTGGACATCTAGAGCAACAAGTAAAGGAACAACTAATACTTATGATTTTGACAAATTTAATTTTAATGGAACAAATAAAATAATTATTGCTACAGGACAAGCAGCAGCATTTACTTTAGATACAAGCTATTCAGAAGATGTAATAAATGCAACAGGTGGAGGAACAGCACCAACTAATCCTAAATTTGTTAAATCATTTGCTAACCATATGTTTTATGCAGGTATGTCAAATGCAATATCTACGTTACAATTTTCTGGCCCTTTTACAGAAGACGATTTTGATACAGGTGGTGGGACAATTAAAGTAGGTAATGTTATTACAGGAATAAAAGTTTTTCGTGATACATTGTTTGTATTTTGTGAAGACAGTATATATAAAATAACAGGAACTAGTTCAAGTGATTTTGCATTAGCAGAGATTGCAAAAGACGTAGGTACATTATCTCATCACTCAATTCAAGAACTTGGTGGTGACCTTATATTTTTAGCTAAAGATGGATTTAGAACTATTGCAGGTACAGAAAGAATTGGTGATGTAGAATTAGGCACAGTGTCTAAACAAATACAAGCTAGAATTTCTGAAATTGGTTATGATAATATTACAGCAACAGTTATTGGTTCTAAATCTCAATATAGATTATTTTATCCAGAAACAAACGCAACAGAAACTACACAAAAGGGAATTATATCTGTATTAAAAGCTAATCCAGAAACTGGAACATTAGGATTTGAATACGCAGATTTAAAAGGACTTAAACCTGCTTGTTGTACTAATGATTTAATTAGTAATGTAGAAACAACTGTATATGGTGGATACGATGGATATGTATATAATATGCAATCTGGCAATGTGTTTACATATGCATCATCAACAACAAATGTATCGGGATTTTATCGTTCACCAGATTTATCATTAGGTGACCCTGGTATAAGAAAAAGTATGCAAAGAGTTTTATTAAATTACGATACTAGTGATGACATTGATTCAGATAATCAAACATTTCAATTACGATATGATTTTGAAGACGCAAGTACTCCCCAACCTTCTTCTTACTCATTAAGAGAAGGGGGAGGAGCAAATTTTTATGGAAGCGGCTCTTACGGAAGTGCTATATATGCGGCTGATTCTGGAATACCTTTAGCAAGACATTCAGTTGAAGGTTCTGGATTTGTAGTTGCATTAAAATTAAATGATGCAAGTAATAAAACACCCATATCTTTAAAAGGATATGAATTAGAATACGTTAACGGAGGAAGAAGATAATGGGAGATACCTATACTAGACAAAGTAGTGGCACTATTGTAGATGGTTCTACTATTGAAGCAGCTCATTTTAATGCTGAATTTGACCAACTATTAGCAACATTTGTTGCCGGTACAGGCCATAGTCACGATGGTACTGCAGCAGAAGGTGGAGCAATAACTAAGTTACTTGGTAATACATTAACATTTGGAGCGGCTACATCGGGAACAGATATAACAGTTACATTTGATGGTGAATCAAATGATGGTGTTATGAAATGGATGGAAGATGAAGATTACTTTGAATTTTCAGATGACTTACTTGTAGCAAGCACAGAAAAATTACAATTTAGAGATACGGCAATATATATTAATTCAT